AAAAAGTAGAAGCAGTGTTCACACAGAAGATGTACGGACAGACTGCAGGAACAGACGATCTAGCACTGTAACATGGCGGAAGTAGCTTTCGTACTAGGCAACGGTCAGTCACGTAAGGGCATCGACCTCAACGACCTCAAACAAAAAGGCACAGTTTTCGCCTGCAACGCAGTGTACAGGACACACCAACCACACTGGCTGGTGGCAGTGGATCCCAAGATGATGCTGGAGATAGCGGAGACCGATTATGTCGTACATAATAAAGTGTACTCCAACTTCAACAACCAATATGAGAAACATCAGAAACTCCTAGATCATGTGACGTGGAGCAAACCCAGCCTGGGTTGGTCGAGTGGACCGACCGCACTGAGACTAGCCTGTGAGCAGGGACACAAGGAGATCTACATACTGGGTTTTGACTACCAGGGCCTGGCCGTGGATGCCAAGAAGAACAGATTCCACCTCAACAACATATACGGTGACACACGCAACTACAAGAAGAACAACGACGAGGCCACTTTCTACGGCAACTGGATGAACCAGACCAAACGTTGCCTGAAGGACTTCCCAGATGTGCAATTCCACCGTGTGATACCTGAGAATTGGTTCAAACCCAAGGATCTGGATTGGAACGACAACATGGATCACCCCTCAACAGAGGAATTCCTGTCAAAATTCGACCTACAGATAAAGATCTAGCCAAAAAAACAACTTTATCACCACTAATTACACCGTTTTAGCCCGTATCCAGTAAATACAAACACTTATAAGTACAAATCTTTATTAAAGAAGGAGCACGTGTAAAATGTCAAACAATAAATTTGAGAGTTTATTAGAATTACTGATAAACGAAGAAAACGATAAAGCAGAAGCTTTATTCCACGAGATCGTAGTAGAAAAGTCTAGAGACATCTACGAGAACCTAGCAGATGAGTCTACAGAAGACAAAGTAGAAGAGACTGCAGAAGAATCAAAAGAAGATGCTAAAGTTGACGAAACCACTGATGAGTCTAAAGACGAAACAGTCGAAGAAGCGTCAGCAGAAGCTAAAGACGAGCAAGTAGACGAAGTTGTTGAGATCGAAGACGAAGCAACTGAATCAGAAACTACTGAAGAAGAGTCAATCGAAGAAGTTGGCGGCGACGCTACTGATGAATTGATCAAAGACATTTCTAGCGATGAAGAAGGCGAAATGGACAAACCAGAAATGGACATGGACATGGACGCTGAAAAAGACGCAGAAGGCGATGTTGAAGACAGAGTAGTTGACTTGGAAGACGCTTTAGACGAACTAAAAGCAGAATTCGAAGCAATGATGGGTAACAAAGACGGCGACGAAGAAAAAGAAGAAGCTGTTGCAGTTGCACCTGAATTGACTCCAGAAGTTGAGATGGAAAGCAAAGAAGCAAAAGAAACTGTGAAAGAGTACAAAAATCCAGTTAAAGCTGACCATTCAGACGCATCAGACAAATCAGCAAAATCACCAGTTAACGCTTCTGTTAAGTCAGCAGGCGGTACAACGGCTAACATAGCGAAAGGCTCTGCAGAAGAAAAAGGCAGACCGGCACCTACAGCGGCTAAGATGGCGGGTGACTTTGAAAACACTGGCGGCAAAGCAAAATCTACTTCTTTCAAGAAGCAAGAGAAGGCTAACACTGCTGATGCATCTGATAAATCTGCGAAATCACCAGTTGCTTCTAAGTAATTGCTGATCTAACAGAGAAAAGGGAGTTCATCGAATGTCATCACTATACCTAAGAGAGAATCTAACTTTTAACGAAGCCAGATTGCAGATCTTACACGAGAACGAAGGTAAAGATTTGTACATGAAAGGCATCTGCATTCAAGGTGGGATTAAAAATGCTAATCAGAGAACGTACCCAGTGTCCGAGATCGCGAAAGCGACCAAAACACTGAACGATCAGATCAGCTCAGGATACTCTGTGTTGGGTGAAGTGGATCATCCCGATGATTTAAAGATTAATTTGGACCGTGTGTCACACATGATAACAGAGATGTGGATGGATGGACCAAATGGATACGGTAAGATGAAAATCCTACCAACACCAATGGGTCAACTTGTCAAAACTATGTTGGAATCAGGTGTGAAACTAGGCGTTTCAAGTAGAGGAAGTGGAAACATGTCCGAATACGGGAACGGTGAGGTTTCAGACTTCGAGATCATCACAGTGGATGTTGTGGCCCAACCTTCGGCACCAGGTGCTTACCCCACGCCAATTTACGAACACCTTATGAACAGTAAGGGTGGTAACATGGCAAAAGGTTTGGCGGCAGAAGTTAGAAATGACCCGAAAGCACAGAAGTTCCTCAAAGAGGCGTTAACAAACATAATAAAGGACCTAAAATAATGATTGATGCAATATCAAAATTGGTTGAGTCTGGAGCGATATCAGAAGATGTTCAAAAAGGCATCCAAGAAGCTTGGGATTCTAAGATCAAAGAAAACAAAGAAACAGTGGGTGCGGAATTAAGAGAAGAATTCGCTCAAAGATATGAACATGACAAATCAAACATGATCGAAGCCATCGACAAGATGATGGGTGAGAAGTTGTCTGAAGAGATCTCTAAATTCGTAGAAGACAGAAAAGCACTTGCACAAGAAAAAATCTCCTACAAAGAAAACGTAGGCAAACACTCTGCTAAATTGGAAAGTTTCATACTTAACAAATTATCAGAAGAGTTGAAAGAACTACACGGCGACAGAAAAAATGTTCACGAAAACTTCAAGAAGATGGAAGAATTCGTAGTTGGTGCTCTTGCAAAAGAAATTAAAGAGTTCCATGAAGACAAAAAAGGCGTTGTGGAAACGAAAGTCAAACTAGTAGCCGAGGCCAAGAAACAAATGGCCAAGATGAAAGAGGCTTTCATAACAAGATCTGCTAAGGTTGTGGAGTCTGCTGTAAACAAAAAACTTGCTGAAGAGTTAAAATCTCTCAAGGAAGACATCACAGCGGCGAGAACAGTGAACTTTGGCAAGAAAATATTCGAAGCGTTTGCTTCTGAGTACCAGGCATCTTACTTAAATGAGAAATCTGAGACTTCGAAGTTGATGAAAATTGTGGATGAAACCACAATGAAGTTAAAAGACGCGGAGAAGGCTATCGAAGAGAAACAGGCGGTGATTGAGTCGAATGAAGCGAAGTCCAAAAGACAAGCTGACTTGATGGAACGTAAGGAAAAGATGGCCGAGATGCTCAATCCGTTGGGCAAAGAGAAGAGTGAAGTGATGGCGCAGTTGTTGGAATCAGTTTCAACCGCTAAACTTGAAGCATCATTCAACAAGTATCTACCACACGTGATGGCTGACAAAGCAGTTGCAGGGACTACGAAAGTACTTTCTGAGAGCGGCGGCGACAGAGCACAAAGGGAAGATGCTGACTTAACAAATATCCGTAAATTAGCGGGTATATAACAACTAAACTAAAGGAAGATTACAAATGTCAGATATATTTGAATCAAAATGGGGCGAAACTAAAGCCGCTCTTACAGAAGGTTTAGCTGGTAACAAAAAGAAGACTATGGACGTTATCTTAGAGAACACAAAAAGATATTTGTCAGAGCAGTCTACTGCTGGTGCAACAAGTGCCGGTAACGTTGCTACGTTAAACAGAGTTATCCTACCAGTAATCAGAAGGGTTATGCCTACTGTTATTGCAAACGAAATCGTTGGTGTACAACCAATGACTGGTCCTGTAGGACAAATTCACACACTTAGAATAAGATATGCAGACTCAGTTGCGTCAAACACGACAGCAGGTGAAGAAGCACTATCTCCATTCAAAATCGCGAAAGCATACTCTGGAAACCAGAACAACTCTACTCCAAAAGCGGCATCAACTGCTTCTTTAGAGGGAACACCTGGTAAGAGATTATCAATCCAGATCTTGAAACAACCGGTTGAAGCCAAGTCTAGAAAATTATCAGCTAGATGGACGTTTGAAGCGGCTCAAGATGCACAGGCACAACAAGGTATCGATGTTGAAGCAGAAATCATGGCGGCGTTAGCTCAAGAGATCACTGCTGAGATCGACCAAGAAGTGATTGGATCATTAAGAACATTGGCTGGAACAGCTAGTGAGACTTTTGACCAAGCGGCAGTATCTGGTACAGCTACTTTCGTTGGCGATGAACATGCGGCATTGGCTGTTCTTGTTAACAGAGTTGCAAACCAAATCGCAACAAGAACTAGAAGAGGCGCTGGAAACTACGCAGTAGTATCTCCAACAGCTTTGACTATTCTTCAATCAGCAACTACTTCAGCGTTCGCAAGATCAACTGAAGGTTCTTTTGAAGCACCAACTAATACTAAATTCGTTGGAACTTTAAACGGTGCTATGAGAGTGTACGTTGACGCTTACGCGGCAGACGACACAGCAGTACTTGTAGGTTACAAAGGTGCAAGTGAGGCAGACGCTCCAGCGTTCTATTGTCCTTACATTCCACTGATGTCATCAGGTGTTGTATTAGACCCGGCTACGTTTGAACCAGTAGTAGGCTTCTTAACAAGATACGGTTATGTAGAGTTAACAAACACTGCATCATCTCTTGGTAACGCGGCTGACTACGTAGGTTTAGTAGATGTTACATCTGCAAACTTAAAATTCAAATAAGCCAAGGTTTATTTTATTTTCAAAGAAAGGCGGCTTCATGTCGCCTTTTTTTGTGACTGAACAATCTTAAAGCACACACTTATAAATCTTTTTACATACTCGTACCAGTCACAGACCAAATGTTGTAGTTTTATTCGCACACAAGACTTCTAAATAATTCTGAGTTTCGAAAGAAACTTTTAATCAAAGGGAGGTCCAACAATGGATATCGCAATGAAGATAAAAGGATGGGCAAAAGGTCTTGCTGACGTGGGTGTTTCACTCATAGCGTTAGGGATCGTTTTAGAAATCCTTTTCAAAGGACAGAACGTTCCGTTCTGGCCAAACGTTTCTGTAATAGGAAACATACAAGGCGTACTGCAAGGCTTTTCAGACCAAGGTCTGATCGGTTTAGTGGCAGTATGGATTTTATATCATATCTACAATAGAAAATAATATAGAACTTACATAACGTAACCTTACAGGGGTGGTGTGATTAGTTTTGGATTGTTCATGTCACCCTTTTTTCTTTGTACTTTATACATCTCAAATTTTAATAAATACACACAGTTCAAACGTGCTCGCACATCTGGTGTGAGACTTATGCGGACAACAACCGCGTATCCAGGAGAACTGGAATTGGACTCCTATTAGAGGAGAAACAAAATGGGAAGACCAGTAAAACCAAGTAGATTTGGAAACAGTACAGGTGACTTCGAAGTCACTGGTGCGTTCTCAACGGAATCAGTACAACCAGACGGATCAGGTGCAGAAGCAGTGTCAACTGCCTCAGGAAACTACATCGTAGCTCAGAGATCAAGTACGAGATACAAAGTTAATTTCCTATCAGCTGATGGATCAACAAGACTTGAGCAAGTCTTAGATCTTACGCCAGTTGCAACAGGTTCACTTACGGCAGGCCAATTCTGTATACAGATCATCCTAGATGACTCAACAGTGGCTTACGCAAGTAAGATCTTCAACAACACAGTACACTACAAGACTGCGGCAGGTGCCACAGGTTCAGTGAAATACTCATTGAGCTCAGAGGGTGCTGACGAAGGTAAAGTTACAGACGTTGGTTCAATCGACACAATCTAGTACACTACACGTGCTTTTATGGGGGAGTCACACGCTCCCCCATTCACAACATAAATAATAGCAAATGGCAAAGACTCTTAGAACATCAGGTGATTACACAGTAAAAGCGGGTGCTGGATACGATTCAGGATCTGGATCCAACACCATAATGTTAGACGCCAAGACGGTCAGGATACCGGGTGACCTGACAGTCGAGGGCACACAGACGACCATAGATTCGCAGAGCTTGACAGTGGAGGACCAGTTCATCGAGGTGAACAGGAACAACTCAACGGCGGGCACCGAAGACTCGGGCATATTCTTCAACCAAGGAAGTTCCAACAACCAGATTTTGTACTACGATGCGGACCAGACGGAGTTCGTCATAGGTAGCACCACACACGACGCCACGGTGTCGGCCATAAGCAACATCACACCAGGCAAGATAAGGATTCTAGCAGGCACGGAATCAGACCAAGCGGCCACCAAGGGCTACGTTGACACACAAGTTGGCGGAGGTTTCAGTTTGAAAGTAGCGGGCGATGACTCAACACAGATCACCGTCGCAACAGGAAACACTCTACAATTCACGGGTGGATCAAACATTAACACAGCAGGTGCGGAGCCAGACACGATCACTATGTCGTTGGACAATGATCTGACAGGCATAACATCAGTGACCAGTGATGCATCAAATGGTAATTTAGAATTGAAAGCGAATGGGACAGGACATGTTGTGATCAACGACACACTGACGTTCTCGGGCATGGCCACAGATCCAACAGCGACGGCACAGACTAAATTATACAACAAAACAGCAGGCGGCGGTGGTACGGGACTGTACTTCAGGAACTCAAATGTGGGTTCTGGTGCCGTAGGCGAACTGATAAGTAAGAGTAAGGCAACCGCACTAGCGATTGCACTAGGATAAAATATGGCGATAACAAATTTTCAAGTGGGAACAGGCATAGGCACAGAGGCTTTTGAAGCCACTGCGGACACTGCCGTTACTGTGATCTACATCACGAATAAGACAGACGGCGACGGAACTGTTGACATATATGTTGTGCCAAACGGTGCATCAGTGAGTGCCAACCATTTAGTGTATTCACAACTGTCAGTGCAGGCCAGAGACACATACATCATAGACACAGAGAAAATGATACTAGAAACAGGTGCGAAGATCTACATCGCGGCACCAGATTCAGCGGCACAGTTCAACGCCACTATATCAACCATAGGACTATAGACCCATGGGTAGGTATGTCAAAAATAGAGTACTGGAACCGGGAGCAACGGCCGTAGAGGTACCACAGATCGAAACTGCTGACAGGCCCTCAGGAAGAAACGGACAATTGATTTTCAACACGACCACATCAACATACCAAGTGTACAATGGTGCAGAGTGGTACAACATATCAGACGCATCCAAGGAAAAAACACTGACTGTGGACACCTTCCAGGGTGATGGGTCAACGACTGTGTTTGGAAACGGATCAGGTAACACACTGGACGGATCAACAGCGGCCAACCTTACTGTTGAACCCACTGACGCAACTGATCTACAGATTTTCATCGGCGGAGTATACCAAATACCCGGAACGCACTACACCTACTCAGGCGGAGCGATCACATTTGGATCACCACCCCCGGCCAACAACGGATCAGACAGCGGACATATCATCGCAGTGATCCACAACCTGCACAAACTAGGCGCTTAATTTATTATTTCTTAATTGATTTGACCGAATGGTCTCCAACTGCCAGGTGTACCACCTTTGATGCATACCCACCCAATCGGCTGGTTCATTTCTGGCTTGTCATTCCACACTATGGATCCTGTGTCCCATCTTCCTTCGGTGGGTGCCTGTGATCCAGATGAGAAAGTCCTTTCAGCAAACTTGATGTTGCCAACCACGTGTAGGCTTTCCTGTGGATTCTTGGCTCCTATGCCCAACTTGCCTGTCACTGTGACACTAGTAGAGGAATCATTCTCTCTACCCAACACGATGTCACCGTTTGACTTACAGGTTATTCTCGCTGTGTTGTCTGTGCCGATACCAAATGATGTTGGAGAATGTGTGCCAACGTAGGCATTTTTCTCGTGCATGGTTGTGATAACTTCGTAGCCATCAACGTTGACTGAAAACTCCGCTGACGGTGCCTCTGTGTTGATCCCTACCCTTTTCTGTGATGCGAAAAGTGTTTTATCAACTTGTAGATTCTTCAAGATTCCCAGTTGTGTCAGTGAACTATTCTTGACACTCTTGCCCAAAGTGTCCTTCCAGATCACTTCGTTGTGATCTATCATGACTGCTTCTGTGACATTGAGTTTTGGCACCTGTGCCTCAACGTATTTCAAGTTCTCAACTGTGACTGTGCCTTTAACTTTTAGATCATTTTTGATCTCTATCCTATCATCGTTCACCGTGATCTGTACGGATTCCGCCTGATCTTTTATTCCTGTGCTGTTGAAATCTGTGATCCTACCACCGTGTATGGCATCTCCGCTGATGCTGTTTTCATACATATCAATCTGTCTTACGTCAACACGTTTCTCGGCCACTCTCTCAATCTTGTTGATGGGTAATAGTGTCATATAATGATTATTTATGGTTGATCGCCGTCGTTGTGTTAGTTTGGTAAATATCAAAGTAGTATTATGGCAATTAACAGAATAAGTGGTGATATATTAGAATCGAACCTCATCCGTTCGAGCGATCTTGCGTTCAATACCAATCTACTGTACGTGGATGTGGCAAACGGAAGGATCGGTGTAAAGACAGATTCTCCAGGCAATTTCGCCCTGGATGTCAACGGTAACGCACGAGTACAAGGTAACCAGACCATCACGGGAGACCTGATAGTCCAGGGCACGACCACAACCATAGACTCACAGAATCTAGTAGTAGAAGACAACATAATCACCATCAACGAGAACGCATCAGGTGCCACGG